CTGGCAAGTACGCTGAACCAGGAGAATCCTATGAAAAACTCGCTGCTCGCATTGCAGTAAAACTTGAGAAACCTGAACAAGCCAAGAAATGGGAAAGCTACCTGAAGCAGGTTGGATTTAGCGGTGTGTTGAAAGGAGATGCAGCTTGACTGAAGCAGATCGAACCTACATGCATTTGATGATCTTTAAAATCATGTCTTCAAACAAAGGCCGTATCTCCATCAAACAAATTCATACTGCGATTGAACCTAATATGGGAATTTCAATTCGAAGCCTGCAGCGTTATCTAAATGGGTTGGCTGATTGGGGATTAGTAGCTAAGGACGGAGAAATACCACAGGGGTTTACGTTAACCGAAACAGCCAAATTATTATTTTTGGATTTAGCAAAAGGAATTGAGCATTGAGAGCTTATTCACTGGCTGAATATAAAAAAATGGTTAAAGCCACCAGATCGAAAGGTCGATCTATACGCTCTAAGGTTAAAGGCGAAAAAGTACCGAATGAGTTTGAAGCGAAGCTGGCCAGAGAACTAAAGACTTTCAAAATAGATTTTGAGCAGGAGTTTTATTTTCATCCTGATCGTAAATGGAGAGCTGATTTTCATTTAATAGGCAAAAAGATATTGGTAGAGGTTGAGGGCGGGATCTGGATGCCGGGAGGTGGGAGGCATACCAGGGCCAAAGGGTATTTAGGGGACATGGAAAAATACAACGCAGCAACAATGATGGGTTATCAGGTAATAAGGTTTAGTACGGATCAAGTGAAGTCAGGTCATGCGATCCAGCAGATAGAGAAGATGGTAGGGGATTTAGGATGAATGCAGCAGTAACGATTATGCAAACAACGGATTGGTCTAAATTCAGTTTTGAGAACTGGCTTCGTCAGTTTGGGGCTTGGATAAATGGTGATAGTGAAACAATGGTGATGGTGGTAAAGACTATGCCGACCAAACGAATTACCCAAGAACAGCGTGAACAATTGCTTGCGATGTACATGAATGATGAAAAACTTAAAGATCGCTTATGTGTACAGCGCCGTGGCACATGCTGTCAGATCGACAATAATGAAGCACGTGCAATTCATAAATTGATCTTAGATATCCAAGCCATCAATGATGAAATTGTCCAAGAGTGGGTATCTGCACTTTGGTCACATTACGTGATGGGGAATTCATTACGTGACATTGCAGAAAATTATGACACATCAGTTTTACAAATACGTCAGGATATTAAATGCGGTTTAGCATTTATTAAATCTAGATATCCTCGATTTAAGATTGATATTTTCGAGAAAAAGACTGAAAAATCCGCTTGAATGTGCGCACGGGGTATGGCATATTTCTGTTATAGTGATCAAAGTGTACGTTAAAGCACTAGATTGATTTAAAAGCTCGCCAAATGGTGGGCTTTTTTATTACTTGTGAAAATCTAGTAACCTTAATAATTGAAATAAAAGCAGTTTAGTTGAATGTTCTGTGTTATAACCTGACCTCGTTATCTATTTTAAATAATCAAATGAGACTTAATGGATGATGAAGATGGGTATGGGTGGTGCGAGATTATATATACTGAAGCTTTACGATTACATGAGCCTTCCAGATATAAAATGGTTAATAAATTAAAATTCTTAGCTCTTACACTAAAGCTTTTTGTAGAGATACAGAATGAGCATGCAATCATTGAAGTAAAAGCTGTGAATATAAAATTTAAGTTTAGATCCAAGAGTTATGTCTTCTGGGTTTTCGAAATACCTGATTTTAAAGATAGAAAACTATACCTTGCTTATATGTCTAACCATTTAAGTAAGCTGTAAGCCAATTGATAAGAAAGTTTGCTAAATAGTGAGCTTTTTTGTTGTCTAAAATAAAGCGCCTGTCGTATAACTAATAAGACATCATATTTTTAGTGTGATTGATTCAGAGTTAAATCCTGCTGGACGTACAGATTAAACAAGTTTGGCTATTAAATAATCTTTATGACTAAATGATGATCAAGTTATTAATAAATATAACTTAGAGACTGTAAATTAAATTGTGTAATTGCCTGAATTTGCTATGTTCATATTCACAACGGAGTCAGGCAACATGATGAACGAACAAAAACTAAAAGACCTTGCAGCAGAATTTGCTAAAGGAATCAAAACAGAAGACGATCTCAATCAATTCACCCGATTGTTGACTAAACTCACTGTTGAAACGGCTCTCAATGCCGAACTTACCGAACATGAAAAGAATGCTCGTAAGAACGGTTCAAATGCTCGTAACGGTTATTCCAGTAAGACCGTGCTGAGCGATGATGGTGAGATTGAGATCACCACACCACGAGATCGTGATGGCACATTTGAGCCACAGCTAATTAAAAAGAATCAGACTCGTATCACGCAAATGGATAGCCAAATTCTATCCCTTTATGCCAAAGGCATGACTACCCGTGAAATCGTGGCTACTTTCAAAGAAATGTACGATGCTGATGTATCGCCAACGCTTATTTCCAAGGTGACTGATGCTGTTAAGGAGCAAGTCGCTGAATGGCAAAACCGTCCGCTGGATGCACTCTATCCCATCGTCTATATGGACTGTATTGTAGTTAAAGTCCGTCATAATGGCAGTGTTATCAACAAGGCTGTATTCCTTGCCTTAGGCATTAATCTTGATGGACAGAAAGAACTGCTCGGCATGTGGATGGCTGAGAATGAAGGTGCAAAGTTCTGGCTGAATGTCCTGACTGAGCTTAAAAACCGAGGGTTGCAGGATATTCTGATCGCCTGTGTGGATGGACTAAAAGGCTTTCCTGATGCCATTAACAGCGTATACCCGCAAACCCATATCCAGCTGTGCATTATCCATATGCTGCGTAACAGCTTGAAATACGTATCATGGAAAGATTACAAGGCGGTCACTCAGGATTTAAAAGCCGTTTATCAGTCACCTACTGAAGAGGCAGCCTTGATGGCCTTGGATCAATTCGCCCAAACATGGGATGACAAGTACCCACAGATCAGCAAAAGCTGGCGTACACACTGGGAGAATCTAAATACCTTCTTTGCTTATCCAGCCGAGATACGCAAAGCCATCTATACCACCAATGCGATCGAATCATTAAACAGCGTAATACGTCAGGCGATCAAAAAGCGTAAAGTCTTTCCAACGGATGATTCTGTACGTAAAGTGATTTACCTGGCAATTGATGCAGCGTCTAAAAAGTGGAATATGCCTATTCGCGACTGGCGTTTAGCCATGAGCCGCTTTATTATTGAATTCGGTGACCGCTTAAGCAATCACCTTTAAATTTATGAAAAGCAATTACACAAAATTATTTACAGGCTCATAACTTAATTATTACATGTTAAAACATTCCGTATATATTTCTTATACTTACCTTTCATAGCTGAATGATATCTTGTGTTCATTCCTAGAACCTTACGAAAACAAATAAAAGATGATTTAAATCCTGCCTGTTTAGCCCTCCAGCTAAGCAGGTTTTTTATTTGAAAGTAAAAGTTAATAATATGGTCTTGTATATAATATTTTAAAGTATATAATTCAGCCCAGATTCTATCGCTGTAGTTTCTTTTTCAAGTTTCTGCCTCCTTCCATAAAGGAGGTATTTTTTTGTCTGGAGAAAAGTATGCTCCAATTTATATTCTGCTTATTCGGCCTACATGGTGCGACTGAGATCGATTACACGATTGATGATGAAGAAATCGAAGTGTGTCGGGATTGTTTAAAAGAAATTGATTAAGAGCCGCCTCCCATGGGGAGGCACTTCACTGCATGGCATAGCCGCAAGACTGCACACATTTTAATTATTTAATCTAATCTTCGAATGGATTACGCATTATATCTTGTATTTCTAAATAAAATAGATTTGACGCGAAAAACAATAAAATTCCACTCCAGTTGAGATATAGGTCATATGCGCGAACGCCAAAGCCTAAAAAAATTAAACTCAATACAAGAGTCGAAACTAAAGCAAATAAAAGGAGATATAGGGAGATAATTCGTTTCATCCAAGTAGTGCTATTCTAAATACTTTGAGTAGCTATATTTTATTGATAAATTTAACAAAAAGTAATAAAAAACAAACATATCTATAAGATAAATGATGGGATTTACTTATTAAGTTAAGTGATTATTCAAATAATAGTTAATATATTGATAACTGGTTGGCATAAAGTGTTATTTGTGAGTTTCAATCCTCCTGTCTTGCTATAAGGAGAAATAAAATATTTTTAATTTTTATCTGGATACAAGTTGAAAAGTGTAATAAATCAAAGTATTTTACTCAGGATTAAAAAACTCTCCATGTTTTGCTTAATTTTAGTTTATAACCTGCATTTCCTCAAAGTGCAGGTTTTTTTATTTTTTTAATTAGCCGGACGTGTTACAGCAATCAAGGCCCCTTGCAGAAATGTTGAGGGGCTTTTCTTTTTCTTATAGGTGGTACCCATGACAGACAAAGTACAAGCTAAACAAGACTTAGAATTTTGCAGTGCTGAGCTGTCTAAGTATCAGAACCTCAGTCGTTCAGGATTAACATTAAATGAGCTTTATGCGATTGATGGGATCATGATTAAGCTTAAAGAACGGATTAAAAATTTGCGTGTAGCGCTTTATGCGTGATACCGGATGATTTGAAGTGGTGTTATCAATGATATGATCTATAAAAATATCAACGAGATCTTTATTGTGAATAAGAATTTTTTTTATAAGCTTAAGTTGGAAAGAAAAAAACCTAAAGTGGGTGGAATATCAGATTTGCTTCAATCTGTAGCATCGCCTACCTATATTCTCGCTAATGATTCTGACATAAAAGACTTAAACCTTGTTATGGATCAAGAGGATTTATATGTTTCAGAGAAAGAACAGAATCCTAAGAATTTAGTGAGCTTTCAGGGGTTTCAAATCTATCAATATTCAGGTACGAAATTAAAATCTACATATATACCTTGGGGTGGTAATGATGGGGAAACCCATCACTTAGATATTGTCTATTTTAGTGACGCGGCAGAAGGCTTGTTTATAAAGATTAACAACTCTGATGGCTTTGCTTTGAAAAAGGTTCTAGATCTGCAAAGTTACACTATAGAGATTGATTCAAAATAAAATACCAACCTCCTCCGGGAGGTTTTTTAATGGGTTAAATATGGACGAAAAAGCATATAAGACCCTGACTAATAAATCTATTCCTAAGAAAAAACCACGTAATAAGCCACTACCTAAAGCTAAAGAAAAATACTTAGAAGCAGAAGAAACCCTATTCCAAGAATTAGAAGAACATCGAATTGGTTATCGTCGAAAGTTTCAATTTGAATCAACCAAAAATTGGCGCTTTGATTTTTATATTGTGAAGTTGAATCTTCTTATAGAAATTGTGGGCAGTTCATGGGCAGTTGGCCGTAGTGGGAAAAAGATAGCGAATTCATTTAATAAGTATGATCTTGCTGAAGATCAAGGTTATACATTTGTCCGCCTTGAACCTCGTCAGATTGAATCGGGTTATGCAATTAACTGGATTCGAAGTCAATTAGAGAGATTAGAAAATGGATCAACAATTTAGACCATTCCCACCGACGGATCTGATTGATCAGGCCGAGGAAGAAGAAGCTATTCGCTTGGCACCTGCACCAGAGCTTAAAGAATGGGTCGTTAAAAATTGGCTCACTTTAGGTGGGGAGCTTCATAACCCGGATCATGACCATATCGCTGAGCTCCTTCACGACAATGAAGAGTTCGTTGCATTCGCTTGGGCTTCATCTGCCGCCGTAGCAAAAAAACGTATGGTGCTGGGCCAGTGTGAAAAGGTCATGTTTAACCAGGGTGGTTGGAAGAAAGCACGCCAGGAACAGCAGATGCGGGACTGGTTCGGGTTTGTACCTCAATACCTCATCACCATTGATGCCACTTATTGCGAACAAGCTTCAGATCGTGACTTCTGTCGATTGATTGAACATGAGCTATATCACATCGGAGTTGAACGGGATGAAGATGGGGAAATCATTTATAGCGATATGACCGGACTGCCTAAGCATTACTTGGCTGGCCATGATGTGGAAGTGTTCTTTGGTGAAACTAAACGATGGGGAGCTGATGATTCGGTGAAACGTCTCGTTGAAATTGCTAAGAATGCGCCGTTTGTATCTGAAAAAAGTATGGCTGCGTGTTGTGGGAATTGTGTCATCGGCTAAATTTTTTTACCTATTTTGCTATACGTAGCTATACAAAGAGGTGTTTATGGCAGCACTAAAAGAGCCTGTAAAAATGTTTATAGTTCAGTCTCTTGCATGCTTTGAAACCCCTCAACAAGTAGTGGAAGCTGTAAAGCAAGAATATAAGATTGAAATCACCAGGCAGCAGGTCGCACTTTACGATCCAACTAAGGTGGCTGGACGTAACTTAAGTAAAAAACTAAAGGAATTGTTTGAACGTACTAGAAAGGATTTCCGGGAAAATATTGAGGATATAGCAATTGCTAACAAAGCATTTCGCCTTATGGAACTTCAAAAAATGTATGAGGATTCTGGTCGGAACAAACGTGCAAAGCAAAACCTGCTCAAGCAAGCCTTTCAAGAAACCGATGGCCGGGTGACCAAGCAGGAAATCACCGGTAAAGATGGTAAGCCAATAGAAACCATCAATCAGAATGTACCTACGGATAGCTACCTGAAAGCAAGGGAGCAGGTCTTAGATGAATACTGACCCAGCACGTGAACTAGCCATACAGATTGAAGCTCAAGAGGATTTGTATTTCTTTTCACGCTATATGTTTAAAGAACGGCGAAAGTACAAGTGGCTGCATAACTGGCACCACCGTGTGGTATGTGATGCACTAATGAAGGTGTATCGGGGCGAAACCAAAAGACTGATTATTAATATTCCACCCCGATATTCTAAAACTGAGCTTGCAGTGATTAATTTTATGGCTTGGTGTTTCGGGAAAGCGCCTGATAGTGAGTTTATTCATATCAGCTACTCAGCGACTCTTGCAGCCAATAACGCCTTCCAGACGCGAAATTTGGTACAGGAAGAAGCATACAAACGTGTATTTCCTGATTTCGCATTACGTGAGGATAGTAAAGCCAAGGATGACTGGCGCACTGTAAAAGGTGGTGTCTGCTATTCACAAGGTACAGGCGGTACGATTACGGGATTCGGTGCGGGTAAATTTCGAGATTCATTTGGTGGGGCAATCATTATCGATGACCCACATAAAGCCAGTGAAGCTCGTTCCGATACGATCCGTAAAGGCGTGATTGAATGGTTTCAGAACACATTAGAATCTCGTACTAACTCACCAGATACACCAATCATTGTCATTATGCAGCGTTTGCATGAGGAAGATTTGGCAGGCTGGCTGCTTGACGGCGGTAATGGTGAAGAATGGGAACACTTATGCCTTTCTGCAATCCAGGATGATGGCTCAGCACTCTGGCCGGCTAAACATAACATTGAAACGCTTGAAAGAATGGAGCTGGCAGCTCCGTATGTTTTTGCCGGCCAATATCGTCAACGACCATCACCACCAGCCGGTGGTTTTTTTAAACCTGATCATATTGAAATTGTGGATGCACTACCTGCGGATATCACTCATCAGGTACGTGCCTGGGATCTGGCATCTTCTGAAAATGAAGGTGACTTCACAGCAGGTGTACGTGAGGCCAAAAGCCGTGATGGTTATATCTATATTGTGGATGTACAGCATGCACAGCTTGGACCGGACGGCGTTGAGAAACGTATTAAGCAAACTGCGGAGTTGGATGGTAAGTCTGTAGCAATTCGCTTACCTCAAGATCCGGGGCAGGCTGGTAAAGCCCAGGCAAAGAACTTCATTACCAAGTTATCTGGCTTCAATGTAAAGGCTGAAACAGTATCGGGTGACAAGATTACCCGGGCTCAGCCTTTTGCTGCTCAGGTCAACGTAGGCAATGTAAAAATGCTTCGTGGTGACTGGAATAAGTCCTTCATTGAGGAATTACGAAACTTTCCGAATGGTAAATATGATGACCAGGTGGATGCTGGTAGCGATGCCTTTAACGAGCTGAACGAAGCTAGAACTCCAAAAAAACCTGCAGGTGCAGGATCTCGAACTTATTAAGGTGTTTACATGGCAAAGTCTAAAAAGGACAAAGCGTCAAAGAAGGCTTTGTCTTATGGCAATTTATACACTCAAGAAGCGGTTACTCAGTTCTTGGTGAATTTTGGCAAACAGCCTGATACGGTGTACTACTAGATGATGATGAGATTGCACAAGTAGTTGAGACACGGATTGATGCACTTTTAGCAACGCCTTTGCGAATTGAGCCTAATGATACGGATGAAGCGGAAAAGCTGAATCTAATCCTGAAAGAATGGTTTCATGAAATCGCTACTGGTGCCATGAGTGCGCTGTTATTTGGTTACTCGGTTCAGGAAGCTGTATATGAGCTTAAGTCGGAAGGTTATATTGGTTTACAGTGGATCGGTGAAAAGCCAATGCAATGGTTTGAGCCTAAGAATGATGGTCGGCTAATCTATCGTCAGGATGGAAACAATGCAGAGCATGAGGTAGATCAAGCATTCAAATTCTTCTTAACACGCCGTAAAGCCACATACGAACAGCCATACGGTAAAGCATTATTAGCCACACTGTATTGGTTATTCTTCTTTAAGCAAAACGGTTTCAAGTTCTGGGCTAAATTCTTAGAACGTTTTGGGACGCCAATCCTATTGGGTAAGTGCAAAGACACTGATACCGAGGATATGAGCCGAGCGCTATTAAATGCTCATGCTCAAAGCGTACTTTCAATTGATGTAGAGGATGATGTTCAAATCCTTTCTGCACCAGGAACAAACGGTTCAGCAGGTGCAGCATTCGAATCGTTCAATAATCAGCTGATTCGCCAGATCCAGAAAGTTGTATTAGGGCAGACACTTACCAGTGGAACGGATGGAAAGGGAAGTTACAGCCTTGGCCAAGTGCATGAAAATGTGCGGATGGATAAACTTAAGTCTGACATTCGATTAGTTACGCCAACATTACAGGCTGTGGTTGATGCTTTGTGTGCCTTGAATCAGTGGGGTGAATACAAGGTGATGCTTGGTGAGAAACCCAAACCACTGAATAAAGATCAGGCTGAGCGCGATGTCCATCTTAAAAATGCAGGTGCTAATCTCTCAAATGCCTACTTCATTCGTGAGTATGGATTGCAGGATGAAGATTTGACCGAACCAGCACCACAGCAGTTTAATCAATTCACGGCTTTACCACGCCAAGCATTCAACTTTAAAGCATTTGCAAATAAGCTTTCATCTGAACAGCAGGAAGTTGAAGAACTGACTGATGGCCAAAATGAATTGCAGCTACTAAAACCGGATCAGGTCAAGGAATTGGTGTTCAAGTCTGATGGTCCAGAAAGCTTGGCTTATAACTTAATGCAATTAATACCTGATGCAACTCAAACCCAGTTCACGGCCAATCTAGATCAGGCTTTGTATGCGGCAGATGTGTTGGGGTATGTAACGGCTCAAAACGGGAAGTAAGCTATGCAACCAGTCACGTTTCTTGAGGCGCTTCGGTACGCTCACAATAAAAAGATTGTATTGCCTGATGAGTTCTATTCGATGGATCTAAAGACCCGGCAGATGGCAACCACGGTTAGCTTTCTATCGAGTCTTGAGCAGGTTGAGACGGTCATTAAGGCAGTGAATAAATCCATTGCCGACGGCGGTACTTTCAAGGATTTTCAGAAGCTGATTGAAGAATCTGAAATCATTCTGCCAAAGCATTACCTGGACAAGGTATTTCGTACCAATATCCAGAGTGCTTATAGTCATGGCCGGTGGCAACAACAGCAACGCAATAAGGCTAAACGATCTTATCTGATGTACTCGGCTATCAATGATAGTCGAGTGCGTCCCAGTCATTTGGCCTTGAATCAGATTGTTTTGCCGATCGATCATCCGTTTTGGCTGACACATTATCCTCCAACGGGTTTCCGCTGTAGATGCACATGTTTGGCCTTAACCGAGAAGCAGGCATTGAAGTACGGGATTACACCTGAGGATCAATTGCCAGAAGTGGCTGAGGCTTTAGACTGGAGTTCTCATCCACTGCAGTTTGGCGAGCTTGAATCGCTGGTAGATAAAAAGATCAGTGCCTCATCCTTGGATAAGGAATACCTCCTAGAGCAGAAAGAGCTCATCAAAGCAGAATGGACGGCGAGTAAAAAGCTCACCAGTCTTTTTGCTCCGATGGATGATAAGACTCGGGACTTATTCGACACAGTTGCCAATACAGTCATTCCACTAGATCCAAGCATTCGACCAAGTGCAATCCGCACCTTTCTGGACTATGTGCAAGGAAATGATGCCGCACTGACTGGCTATTTAAACTCAGCTACAAGCTCTCTGGCTGATGATGTACTTAAACGCTGGCTTACTACTGACATGGCAGCTATTCAGGCTATGGCAAGCAATGCGGCTTCTACCGTAGTAGGTGCCGCAACGCTTCAGCAGGTAGCGGCTTATCAGATCGGGCAGACAGTCCAGTTGAATGCGCCGTTGCTGATGGTTGATACAGCTTCAGATATCGTGATTCAGATTGAGAATGCTAAAGGTTTGGGTATCGATCTGGATATGTTAAATGCTGGTAACGGTGTTCTCATGCCGATGGGGTTGTCTTTTGAAGTGGTTGCGATAGAAGTGGTTGAAGGGCGAATGGTTTATACTATCAGGCCATTGATCAATTAATTTATTAACTACATTTTTTATACAACGAATGGAATATTTAAATATTGGATTAGGGTCGAAGTGGATTTATAAAATCTGTATAGCTTAGTCACTTGGTTGGGATATGGACTGTTTTGCAATTGAGATCGAAATACCCGCAGATAAGTGCCCTAAAATAAGAGGCCGAAAGCAATTAATAAGAGAAGGAAAGGCAAAAGTTTTTTTATCAAACAATACCTCTACAAGGAGAGCGCTTACAGGATTTACAAGGTATGGGGTATCGAGCGGAAGGAATGTAATAGTCCTAACTCCATATGAGTTCAAAGATCGTAAGAACCAAATAACAAACTTTCTAAATAAGAGGTTTGATAGTGAATGGAAACTTAAGCTGATAC